ATGGCGTGGAGTTGGCGAGCATCATCGCGGCACGGGTCTTGCCCGTTCCCGGTTCCATGAAGAGCGCACCGACCCGCCACTCTTGCAAGTGACGGATGGCTGCTTGTTGCTGTGTAGTGAGGGGATTACTCATAGTTTTCTGGATGAAGTTCTCTATCCTTTTGTTGCAAAGTTGGCGTGTGCTGCCAATCAGGACGATTCTCGTAGGTTAATTCAAATGGCTCAAAGTCAGGATGCCACGGACTCATGCCGCATGTATCGTGCTCTAAGTCTTCGCAACAATGCTGGTGCTTTTCGATAAAATCAAACAGCTCTTGTCCTTTCTCGGTTGGTGTCTTTACGTTGTGCCAGTCATTCATGAATAACTTTGCCAACATAATCTCCTCACCACATCCTCGACATCGTAAATACATTCTATTGTCTGCCATATTATCGTTTTAAGTCGTCTATCTCGTTTGACTGCTTGGCTTCTACCTTATCCGGCGTGTGCCGCTCGATGGTGATGGTGTCCCATGCTTCCACTGTGGTCACACTCGCTATCTCTTGGTACTTGAAGTCTGGTATCTGTACCGTGCCGTGCGTTGTCGTGCCGTTGAGCAACCGCTTGCCGGTTATATGCAGGTGACGGCATAGTTTGGTCGGAATCCAGAACTCCTTGCGATTGATTTCAAAAAGATAGGCGCGACCTGTATTGGCCAGCATCCTATCAAATCGTATCTCCTTGGTCATGCCTGTGCCTCTTTTGCTGCCTTACGTGCTGCCCACAATGCTTCGCTCTCTGCTTCCGCTTCCTCGCGGCTGATAGCTACGATGTCATAGTCTTCGGGGTTCTGGTCTTCGCTTTTGAGACTTGCGATGGCTGCTTCGGCAGTCAGATATACATCCGGGTAAAGCATGAACTCGTCGCGGTCTTCGATAGTGCCGTCGTCGAACACTTTTCCGTCTGCCTTGCGTGTAGGAATATAATAGGTGTCAGCAAGAGCCTTTTCAATCTTCTTCTCTATGCTCTTCTTTACCTCTTCTTCTTGACTGGTGATCCAGTTGATGGACTGTGAGTAACACTCGATGCGTACCGATACTTTGAACTCGCCGCTTTCATTTTGGAAGATGTATGCCTTGGTGCTCATCTTCTTGGTGTTGTAGCCTTCGTCGTTCAGGTAGATGCGCTTCAAGTCGCCTTTCTCCCATACCTTTGCGTTCAACTTCTCTGCCAGTTCGTAAATGCTTGTCGTTTTCATAACTTTTCGCCGCTTGTGACCCGTTGCCGCCGGGGTTGATTGTTAGTTGTTTTTGAATTACGGTGCAAAGGTAATACTTTTTTTTGATATATGCAAATTTTTTCGCATATTTTTGCATTTTTTTTTGTTATTTTTATTCTTTTTCGCCTATTTTGAGCCAAAAACGCAAGAAAAAACGCACGAAAAAGCACCGACCGTGTGGTCAGTGCTTCGGTTTGGGCGTTCTTAATAAGGACACCGGGTGCGTGTATAATATAGACGCTTATATGCTATCTCTTCAGATGTTCGTCTTAGTTTTCGTACCTCTTGTAGTGCTCGTTGAGGTACGCCACCTGCTCGGCATCGGAGTCCTTGTACTGGTCATAGACATAGTGGTCGTCGGGCATCATCGTCTTGTGGCGCGGACAGAAAGGCGAGGTTGGGTCGTAATAGTGCCACAGCACCACACGCTTCACGCCCTTTTGCGATGCCAGACAGCCGAGATAGATGTCATCCATCGAGCAGGTACCGGCATCGGCATAGAGTTTCTTGTACTCCGCCGTGGTGAACATGTCGCGCCGGAAGAAGGTGAACACATTGCCGAGGATGTCGCAGCGGGTGTCCTCTTTGAACTCGCGCTGCCACGACAGGCAGTGACGGCTTGCGTGGTTGTAGTACCGCTTCAACGGCCACTCCACGAACACGCCGCCGTGCCAACTGACCATCGCGTTGTTTGCTTGACAGCCCTGAATCATCCGCATGAAATAGTCCTGCGGATAGATGATGTCGTCGTCGCACATGGCGATGTACTTGGCTTTGGACTTGTAGAGCTGCGACAGTTTCTCGTTGCTCCGTTTGGCGTTGTCGCCTTTGCGGATGTTCACCTTCTTGCCGTACTGCTCTTGCAACTGCTTGAGCTTGTCGGTGGCAAAGGCAAGTTGGTCGGGTGTGTAACTGTTCAGCGTCAAGTATATTTGGTTCAGTTCGGGCTGCTTCATCAGCGACTCGACGGTCTTGATGACATGCCCACCGCGCCAAAGGCTCGCCATGTGGACATCGACGCAGGGCGCATTGTCTCGCCAGTCGCAGTAGAGCGGATGGCGGCTGCGCTCCTCTTTGTTCATCTCGGACGGGTCGTCGGTCGTCGCCACAAGGGTGCGCTTCATGTGCCCCATCCGGCAACCGATGGCTTGCAGGCGGCGGGTGATCTGCTTGCCCACACCGCTGCTGAGGAACGGGTCGAGCTGAGCAGGTATCATCTCCATCTTCCAATGCAGTGCCTCGAAGAAATCCCGTTGCACGATGCCGCAACAATCGAAGTAGTGCGACATGATGCCCCACTCGGTCGGCTGTACCTGCTTCCATCCCCAGCGGCTCTGTCCGTACAGGAACGAGCGGTTGGTGATCATCGGCGACAGGCAGATGCAACCGGCTTTCTCGTAGTTCTCGATGCAGGTCGCCACGAAGTTCGGACATACCTCGACATCATCCGGCAGGAAGATGTAGTAGTCGTATTCGTGCTCCTTCACATAGTCGAAGATGCGCTGGTAGGTCTTCCAATAGCCGGGCTTGCCGTAGTGCTCAGGATTGATGAGCACTTGGATGTTCTCGGCCATGGGTTTGAATTGTTCGGGACTGTGGTCATCGAATACTACGATGTCCGTTTGCGGGTCTTGTTTGTACAGTTCGTCGCACAACTTGACCAAACTCGTCAGCCGGTTGTAGGCTGTGATGATGATGAGGGTTGTTGGTTGTTCCATGTTTCTATTTGTTTTCGATTATGTTTACCTTCTGATTCGGCATCTCGTGCGCCGTGATTTGGATTTGGTTCGCCTGCCGGTCTTCGTTGCACGACTCAATCTCGTACCACGTGCCGTGGTACTGAATCAGGCACCAGCGGTTGATGCACTCGTGCCACCGCAGACGGAACATCACGACGTTGTACGCCTCTACCGCTCCGTTGCGCAGAGCCTTCACGCCTTTGTTGAAGTCCTCAGCCGCCCAGAATGTGCCGATGATCTCGTATTTGATACCGCCGGAGTCGCGCCCCGACTTTCCCGCCACCGCCTCCGTCCGTTTGGCGATGACGATGCGCTTATTGAGCATTCCGCTTGAATATGCCATAGTTATTTCCTTTCTATATTACGCACAAAACCCGCAAAATGGTTTACTTTGCGGGTTCTGTTGGCTGTTTGCCGAAGTTGAAGTTGTCCATGAGGGCTTGCTCGTAGGCGTAGTCTTCTTCTGAGAGGGGTTCGGCGAGTTCGCGGTCGTCATCGTCCTCGAAGAGCATCGGGAAGAAGTCTTTGACCGTTTTGCCTTTACTGTCGCGCATCGTGTGCATTGCAGCGAAGACGGCTTCGGCAATCAGTTGGTGCGTGAGACGGTCGCGCTTGCGGTAGCCACGGATGATACGCAGCACCTCCCAATAGGTCATCTCATACAGGAACTCGTGGCGGTCTCTTCCTATCTCGCCCACGACCAGTTGGTAGATGTCGCGGGCGGTTAGGAGTTTTTTCCTTTCGTCCCTTTCTGCTCTTTGGTTTGAGGTTCGCCGGTCATGTCGTAGAACTGACCATAAAGCAGGATCACCTGACCCAGTGCCTCATAGAGTTCGGTCGGTTTCTCGGTGAACATGAGGTCGTCGGCCGTGATGGGCGGTTCCTTCTCGCCTTTGCTTGTCGAATAAGCGATTGCAGCGGCAAGGATGAGGTAGATGCACTTCTCGACATCCGGCATCACCTGTGCTTTGCCTTTGACTAAGGCATCGAGTTGCTTGGCTGTTTCTTGGACGAAGGTGTGGATGTTATCGCCTTTTGTGAACTTGGCGTAGTTGATTTCGGTGGCAAAGCCGTACAAGAATGTGACCTGCTTGCCATTGATGGTTGTGGTTTTTGTTTCCATGTTTCGTGAAATAATGAGCCGTCCGCTGCGCTGGTGAAACATGGAACACCAGACGCAGGGGCGACTCGGTTAGTGATTAGGATTCGGCAGGGTCTTCGCCAACCGTGTACTCGCCGTAGCCCGTGAGGGTTGCGTCGTAGGTTGCGTTTTGGCGGTTCTGCGCTGAGATGTTGAGGGCGGTGATGACCACCGAGCCTTCCACGATGACTGCGCCTTTGGTGCGTTGGTTGGCACCGCTGACGTTCGCTATCTGGAACTTGACCGGCTCCGATGCCTCGTACACATCCATGAGGTCGGCGAGTGCCTGACCTTGCACGGTGGAGGTGATGACATCGTTGGAACGGACGAGGGCATTGGTCGAAATATCGAACGAAATACCCGTCGGTTCTTGTACTTGCCAATTTCCGTCCGTATCCTTGGTTGTACTATCCTCAAGGCTCAAACTGCAATGAAGCGATAAGCTTTTACTGCTGGCTATCACGCGGCTTGGTGTCGCGGTGTTGTCCGATCCGAGGAACAGACGAACGAACTGACCCTTGGTGTACGCGCTGCTCGGGGTGATCTCCTCATAAGAAGGTGTGCTCGTCACCTTGGCCAACTGACCAACGCCGGTGAATTGCAGCGACTTGGTTGCATTCTCTCGGTCGTTGAAGTTGAAGGTCACGTCGTTCAGATACGCGGAGCCGGTGCGGGCTAAAGCAGTTTCTTCCGGCGTTTGGTTGTCCGTGACTGTCGTCTCATCCCACAGGAGTGTGAACTTGGTGTAGGACTTGATGGCTGCGAGGATTGCAGCGGTATCAGCCACGTTTAGCGACTCAACGGACACTTGCCAGCTCTTGCTCGTTACGGACGGCTTCTGTGCGCCGCCTACATCGTCCTTGGTGGACGCATCGTCGGTGTTGGCCGTGAGGTTCACCGTACAGTTGGTAGCCATGCCGACACACTTGAACTTGCTCGCCACAGCATCGTATGTGAGGATGCGGAAGTTTTGTCCTTTTAATGTTGCCATTGCTATTACGATTCTGATTGTTTCACATTGGAGACACTGCACGAATAGCTGAGACGAGTGTAGAAGCACGGAGTCAGGTCGTCATACTGCATGGCAGCGGCGGAGAACTTGTAGTCGTAGATGCTGTCGAAAGTGTGGCCGTTCACCATCTCGTCGTGGATTGTGTCGCGGACGAGTTGTGCAAGGTCCATGAGGTCGTCGGGCGTTTGCGCGGCAATCTCGATGCTGATTTGCACGTTGTCGGTACTGCTCTCGAACGGGTCATCCTTCGTCGCGTCGTCGTTGTTGAGACCGTCGAACAGGATGATCACCCACGGCACGAGCGATTCGTTGATGTTCTCTTCGGGCATCGGAATCGCAATGCTGTAGATGCGGCCGTCCGTCAGTTTCTCCAATTCTGCGTTGCCGGACAGGATGCGATAAAACAGTGCGCTTGTGTCAAGTCCCATGATGCTATTCGTTTTGTGTCTTGTTTACGTTTTCAGGCTTTCGGACGGAGGGGCAGGGCTTTCGCCTCCTGCCCGGTTCTCCATCCTTAGCGGGTTTTAGGATTCCGAAGCCTCGATGAGCTTGATGAGCTTGAAGGCCTGCGGTTTGCCGCTCTTATTGCCATTCACCTTGGAACTGAGCTCGGTAAGGCTGTAGTCTGTGGACACACCCAAAACCACTGTCCCACGGTCAAAGTTTGCGCTTGAGACGGCATCTACGTTGAATCTAAATTCACCGTGCTGCTCCTCCGACAGGTAGCCGAAGTGACCGATACCGATGTAGCGGTAGGTTGCGTCCTTGGTAGCCGCACCCTGCGCGTCGATAGCGTAGTCGATGTACGGGCTGACCTTGTAGTTGTAGCCGACACACTTGCCGTCCTCAACCACGGTGCGGTCGCCGGTGCTGTCCGGGATGCGCTTGGTGAACGCGAGCTCAACCTCCGTCACCTTGTCCATGATGATCTCCGGGTCGCCCTCGAAGCCAAGGTCGTACATCTTGGCAATCTCCTTTGCGAGGTTCTTGCCGATGTTGTCGTCGAGCGTCAGCTGAACCGGCGTAACCTTAGCAAACGGCGACTCCAGCAGAGCGTACTGGCCGTGAGCGTAAACGTGCAGGGCACGGAAGATAGCCCAACCCTTCTGGAGTTTGAAGGTAACGAAGCCGAGGATGTCGAAGGCAGCGTTGTCGATAGCGCGGTGCGAAACGGCTACGCTTGCAGCGACACGTTGCGGAGCGGCTTGAACCTTTGCGAAGTCCAGACCCTGCTCGCCGACTTTCTGTACCTCACCGTTTACGGAGAACTTCACGTCGTTGGTGCTGTACGGGATAATCTCGGTGCCGGTTACGCCGGTAACGAGCGTCAGGCTGTCAGGCAGTTCGATACCTGCTACCTTGGTGTCGATGATCTCGCGGATGGTTACGGGGATCAAGCCACCTGCTTCGAGGTTGCCGTTCTCGTTCTGGTCACCGCCGGTGGTTACGGCGTTGGCAAGGATGGTGGTGGCGTTCTCACGCTTCTGCACGCAGTTTTTCAACATCTCGCGCAGTTTGGCACCCTTCTCCTCGTTGGAGCGGATGTTCATCAACTCAGCCTCGGAAGCGAGTGCCTTTGCCTTTGCAGACAGACCAGCAGACTCACGGGTGAGTTGTTCGTACTTGGCAGCATCAGCATCAGCCATCTGAATGCTACCGTCTTCTTTACGAGAGCGGACTTCGATTTCGTCCATCTCATTCCAGATAGCGGCTTGACGCTTCTGGATTTCAGTTTTTGTCATTTTTCCCATTGTTAAAACGTTTTAAGGGGTTAGTTAATAAATAAGGATTCCTCCTCTTGTTGTCTTTGCAGGTGGGCACGGGCTACCATGTGGCGCTGCTGTGCCTCGCGTTTGGCTTGCTCTTCGGCTTCGGCTTTGGCTTTCGCCTCTTCCTCTGCTTTGGCTTTTTCCTCAGCCTCCTTGGCTTCACGGGCCTTGCGCTCCTCTTCGGCCTTGGCTTCCTCTTCGGCTTTGGCTTCCTCTTCCGCCTTTGCTTTTGCAGCGGCTTCTTCGGCTTCCTTGGCTTCGCGGGCTTTGCGCTCTTCGTCGGTCTCGCCGCATGAACGCTTGATGGCCTCGTCGATCTCGCGGGCTTCGATGGTCGTCTGCTCGTAGGCAGGATGTCCGGCGATTGTCACGTCGTACAAGCCTGTCACACGTTTCACATGGCGCAGCCAAACGACCTTGCCATCCTCAGTCTGTTCATCGGTGCGCTCGTAAGATACACCGTTCTCGTTGTCCTCCTCGTCGGCGGTGAAGGCGAACGACATGCCGCTGATGTCACCGCGTTCGATGGCACTCAGCAACTCGTCAGCCGTGGCAGTCTCGGCGAGTGTGCAGCGAATCTTCAGACCGCGTGCGTCGATCTCCAGCGAGAGCGTGCCGACACCTTTGCGCCAACGACCGAGGATGAGCTGATTGTTGTGGAAGGCAGTCAGCACTACGTCGGAGCGTTGCAACAGGTCAGGGGTGATACATCCCCGTTCCATGATTTCGTACACCTCGCGCTCTTGGCTCCAAGGCGTGAGATTGACCGAGCGGACACCGAACAGCATGGCATAGCCTTCCACGGTACGGCCTTTCTTGCCGTCACCAGCCTCACGGACATGCAGTTCGGAGGCTTGCAATTCGATTTGTCTTTCGATTTTGCTCATTGTTGTTTGAATTTATTGGTTACTACTTCCGGCGTAATGATGTGCGGGATTGGTAGCTGTCCGCACGTGGCGGTCGGTTCTCAACTCTCGCTCAATAGCCGCTATTTCTTGTTTGTTTTCGGGTTTCATAATTGTGCCCTCCTACATATCGGATAAATGCTTGTTTTTGGTTTACTTTTGGGCTTTATGGCGGTATCGCTACTGAGATACACGTGGTATCGCTACTGAGATACACGTTGTATTGCTACTGCGATACCGCATGTATCGCTACTGAGATACTTTCCCTTCCTCGCCTTCGGTTTTGCCCTCCTCGGTCGGGCGACCGCCACCGCTCTCGCGGAGTTTGGGCGAACCCACCTCCGCAAGGTTGGTACTGCACAGAGCCTTGTCGCCGAACGGTACAGACGGCATGTCGTGCTCCCTGCGCAACTCGTTGATGGTCTTCACACCGGTTTGCAGGTTGAGCGCGTCCACCTTTGCCTGACGCTCCGGGTCCATTGCTATCAGCGGCTTCTCGCAGATATGGATGCGGTGGACGCCGAAGTCGAAGACCGACTTGGGCATCAGCATGTGCAGTTTGCGGGTGATCTCCATCTCACGGGCGTTCTTCTCCGGCAGGATGGTACGTGTCAGGAACTCGCCGGTAGCCTCTACGTAGGATGTGTAGTGACTGTTCGTGTCGAGCATGAGCAGCGGTCTCGGAACACCAAGGAAACGTGCGCAGTCGTCGTCCGATTTGAGCACGGTCTCCAAGGCTTGCATGTCCTGCGCGGTCATACTCAGGTTCTGGAACTTCTCAAGACCGCGGATTGCCACGATGTCCTGACCGCTCCACAACTTACCCTGAATCTCCTTTGCGTAGTCGTCGGAGGTGTTCTTGTTGTACTGACCGAGACCGAGTTGTCCGGGACCTTTGTCCTCCGAGATGAAGCCTTTGACGCGACCGCCCTTTGCAGCCGTTTCGAGGGTCTGCTGCTGCTGGGTCTTGATGTACGACAGCGTCTGTGTCATGAATCGGAGCGTCGGGATGCCCCACACGCCGCCTCGTTCGCGGAAGGTGTTCGGGAAGTGCAGCACGTACTTGCGAGGCACGTTCGTCTTCGTCACATACCCGGCATCGCTCAGGTAGGTCACGTTGTAGAGACCCGTGGCGAGGTTGTACGAACCGTATTCGACTATCCAAGCACGCAGCGGAAAGTCCATCTCGTCGCACTCCAGATAGACGAAGCCGTTACCGTATGCGATTTGGTTGATCGTGACGAGTTCCCACATCTGCGGACCCGTCATCAGTGGGTTCGGCTCGACTTGGAAGAGGTAGTTCATCCGCTTGCCGAAACCGCGCATGTCGGTGACGAAGTTGCCGCCCTCGCGGTCCACCTTCTGGAACTGCACGGGCATGAGACCCATCGTCCGGGCACGGAGCTCGACGGCGCGGTAGTATGCGGACACCGAGAGAGCGGACATCGGACTGTTCACGAACACGATGCGCTCGGCGTAGTTTGCGCCTTCGGCTTTGGTTTGAGCGTTGCCGCCCGCGCCGTCCTTGATGCCTTCCATCGTGGAAGACGGCAGACCCGGAGCCAGTTCCCTCCGTTGAATGTTAATGTCAAATCCAAATAAATGCATATCTTTTGGGTTGTTTTGTTTCGTTTGAGCCGCCGGGAGAACTTGCATCTCCGACCTCATCCGTATTCCAGATGCGCTCTACTATCTGAGCTATGACGGCATTTTGCCCGACCGGGTGCGCTTTACGGCATCGGCTTGCGCCTGTGCCAACCTCCGAACCGAAAGCCGAAGGTATAAGCGTGTCGGGTCTCTACTATACGCCGAATTGTGCGTTTTCGGTTTACTTTTGGTCGTTTTCCACCAGCGTCACCTTCTGGTTCGGCATCTGAACAGCCGTGATTTGCATCTCGTTGCGCTCCTTCGAGCCGTCGCATGAGGTGATGTTATGCCACTTGCCGTGGTACTGAATCAGGCACCACTCGTCGATCCACTCGTGCCACCGCATTCGGAACATCACGACGTTGTACGCCTCGACCGCTCCGTTGCGCAGAGTCAATCGTCTTGAGCGGCATCTTACCGGCAAGTGCAGTATCGAGGCCGTTCACCTCTGATGTGGAGTGCATATGGTTTACCGGTGCAACGAGGTGGAACACACCGAGTGCGTCTGCGATGCGATAAATGAGCGGTTGTCTGTTGTCAGGATTTGATGGTGTCATAGTTGTATTGTTTTAGTTGTTTTACGATTCTGCGGCTTGTTCAAGGTCCCCATCGGAGAAGTCCGCTCCCGGTGTCAGCGTACCGTCGGCGAAGTTGCCGTATGTATAGAGCGTGCCGTTGATGAAATCCCACGCTTGGTTGTCGGTGTCGATGCCTTCACTGCCTTCAAATTGTATGCTCAGGTTAGCAAGACTGCCTTTGGCACCGTTGGCCTTCCATGATTTGACGAAGGCTTTGCCAACGACCTTGAATCCTACTACGAGGAATTGCAGCGTGAGTTCGGTGCCACCTGTCAGCGCATCAAGGAACTGCTTGGCGTATTGAGGATTGCCGATGAGGCCGTCGCAACTGACGGACCAGTCGTAGTCGGTCGGTATCTTCTTTTTGGTGATGCCTGATGTCGGCGAGCATGTACTGAGATAGTTCCGGCTGATGTCGAAGTTGCATGACTTGCATGCAGCGACCGCCACTTGCGATCCGCCGATGTTGGTCGTAACTATTATGTCATCTCCGTGTATTACCATTCTATATATCGTTTAATTGTTCAAAATCGGTTTACTTTACGACTCCGAAGGCGTTTCTGATGCCTCAAAGCATGTCAGCTTGCACACGCCTGTTTGCCAATCCCTACTCTCGGATAGCGGCAGATAGACCTTGCCGTCGTTGATGCCGTTGAGTTTGAGCAACGGCAGCGGTGCAGCGGTCGGATGTGCCACCTCCAGTTCCAGCCGTTGCCGTGCCGCACCGTAGTACGATGCTAAGCGATTGAGCAGGTCCACCTCCGGGCGCATACCAAACGTAAAGGATGTGGTTATATCGTAGGCGAGTAGCGTCATCGGTTGTGTAGTCGTGTCCATAATGAGCGACGGCGACGGGTGGTTATTCATCCACGATGCAAAATCGACGTTTGTGCTTATCTCGTCACGGAAGTTAGTGCTTAGTTTTTGGAAGTATGTATTCTCACTATCCTCTTTTTCGAGATATGCAGTGCCCGGTTCGTAGCTCAATTCGATTGAATCAATCAGAGCGGCTAAAGTTAAAATACCACCTTGTCCGTAGGTGCATCCCATGATCTCGAAATTGACATTTCCTGACATATAAGAGTTAATGTTTATTTCGAGTTCATAGTCCATGCCTGATTGTGGATTTTGTTCAATTACCCGCTGACTCTGCCAACTTGATCCGTTATAGTATTTGTCGCCAATCGAGAATGCGAACCAAAAGTTTTTCGTCCAATGCCCTCCATTGTCCGTAAAATACCATCTGTTTTCTGTTCCTTGCTCTCGGTCTGCTGCATCACGTTGGTCCACTCCGACAAAACGGGAGAATTTAATCCTTAGTGTCAGTTTGCCCTTTTGGAACGCACAACTCTTCAGACTGCTGATCTTAAAAATCGGTATATCCGCGTCTGCGAGTTGTGGGATAAAACTGCAATATAATCCACGGATGTACGGTGCATCTGAGTATTGACCGGATTGTGTTCTCGCCGTATGGTACACATAGAAGGCTCCGGCATTGTAGGTCGCTTTCCCGACATTCCAGTTGGATTGGTACCAAGCGGATGCCTCTATGGTGTCATCGAGATTGCTGGTTCCAGCATATTGCCCGCTTGTTACCTTGCCATCATTCCACGACAGGTTGCCGTAGTAGTAGTTGAATAACAGATTGGAGTATGCGGTAATCGCTTTTGAATAGGTGGTCTTCAGATACGGTGTGGTGTGTCCATCTTGCGTATATTCTGCGAAGTAATAGTTAATCTCATTCGTCATCGTTCCATACGGGAACGGAGGCAGTTTGAGTTCCGTATTTATATCCTCTACTTTTGCTGCGACCTTCACCGAACTTGCACCTTGCATGATGGTGCGTTGGTGTCCTGTTCCCATCCAAGTGACATCCGTCTCAAGAGATTTGGTGGTCAAAGGCACAAGTGTTGCATTGGTGTGGAAGTCATATCGGAACCCGTTCAAACTATCACGGTACAAACCGATGGTCTCGTTTATGCGTTCAAAAAACACACTACTACCCTGCTCACGGACGGTCCAACCCATATATTTGCACAACTTCTCAAGAACGGATTTGCAACTGTCACCCTTAAGGATGGTCGTCGGGTAGTTCTCGGTGCTGTATTCCTCTTCCTTGATGAACTGCGTGGCATCGAGCATCTTATTAAAGATACGGTATGACTGCGCACTGTAATAGATATTCTGCCAAAGGGTCATCACAATCGAGTTCTCGATATTGTTCAGCGCGTAATAGATGATCCAGTTAATGTTCAATACGCCGGATAGGTTCGTGTTCATCTCCACTGATTCCATCGCCTCCAATACGCTGATGACCGGCAGACTCAAAATCTGCGGCACGCCAGTGTAGTCCTGATTGTATGCCTCACAACTGAGGAATCCCTGCCACTCGATCGCGTTGGAGTTGTCGAGGTTGAGCAGACGGACTGGCCGGGCGATGTTATTCGACGGCAGCAACTCGTCAAGGGTTATGTAGGTGCCATCGGGTTTTAGCGTACACACTTGCAACGTGCCGGTTTGTGTACGGACAGGGTGGAAGAAGTCATCGCTCGCGTCTTCGTTAGTCACAAACGGTGTCGGACCCGCCGTAAGTTGAACGGGGGTGAACTCACCTTCGTCGTAGATGTCCACCCGGTAGTGTATGCCTTGCAAGGACACAAAGGGTATTTGCCAACGGATATTCTTTGCCATGATTAGTGCCTTTCGCTATAGAAGCTCCGCGAGCCGCCGAGACTTCGGTTGGTGTTATTGAGGAATATGAGCATGTCTGTGCCGCTGATGCGTGTCTCAAGTTGCATATTACCCATCGGGTTACTGTTCAGTTGCCCTGCGATGGCTCCCTGTTGGGCACGGTTGAGAATGAGCTCGCCTGCATTGATCCCGTAGTCGGACGTCCGTAGGTTGTCGCCGCTGAAGGAGTTGCCCGGTACGATACCACCGTTAGCGAAGCCGCCAGACGTTGCGGACTTGATAGCGGCGATGGTGCTGACCATGGTAGCCACACCGGCAGTAGCGGCGGCGATCCAACCGAACACACCGGCCGCACCCGTGGCAGGACTTGCAGCAGCTTGCGCAAAACCGAGTGCGATATTTGCAACGGCTTGCATCACAATGCCGGACACCTTCGCAGCAGGGTCCTCCAACTGTTGCAACGCCGAACCGACATTATTCACCGCTGCCACAGCATTCTGCCAAGCGTCGGCGGTCTGCTTTGCTGCTTGCACAGGAGTCTCAATCGAACCCGTCTCAAAGTTGATTTGTATCGGGTCCATATGCAACTCTTTGAGTCGCTCGTTCAGTTTATCTTGTAATGCGGTCCACTCTTCTTCCGTTACATCAAAATCCACAGATGAGTTAATTCGAGTTTTAAGCCCGGTTGTACCGAGGTCTTCAGTCGTCCACCCTGCCTTCTTTGCGACTCCAGTCAGACCTCTAAGGATAGAAGAATCGACTTGTTTGATTTGGAGTGCTTTTTCCTTCTCAGCCTGCTCCAACTCACGGTCAGCCTGCTTTTGCGCCTCCTTAGCGTCTTTGAGTTCTTTTACTACACGGGAAAGGTCCTGAATCTCTTTTGCCTCTTCGTCAATGGCTGCCTTATATTTAGGATCGGCATACATATTATATGCCTCGGTATAGGCATCAAACAACCTCTCATGCGCAGCAAGTTCCTTCGCTTTGTAGGTTTCTTCGTCGTCCAATCCGGCCTCTTTTCTGATGGCTGCGATGCCTAATGTTGTTGCGTAGTCTTCAAGAGCCTTATTGACTTTCTCCTCCGCTTGAGTCTTCGGTTTGTCCGCTTTCTCCTGAGCAGTGGCAGCACTCTTGCCTGTCCGTATTTGCGAGTTTTGGTAGTCTATTTCGAGTTGGGATAGGTTACCCTCTGCTCTTGAACGATCAGATGATCCTTTAGCATATAGTTCAACGGTCTTTTGCAACCATTTCTTCTTGATCTCATAGACCTTCTTTTCGTACTCTTCCTCTTTCCCTTCTTTGGTCATCTGCACCTTGTCAAGTGCAGCGATCTCAGCTTTCATCTGCGCATCGTACTGACCAGCATCATCCTTCCTTACTGTATCTTCCGCATTTTTGAGACCAGTATTATCGTATAGTTTTTTGCGCTGTTCCTCTATTTCTTGGAACTTTTTTAATAATTCATCACCTTCCTGAAGTCCGGTCCCAAGTAACTGCTCATTCATTGCTTGTGCTCCTTTTTCCGTCCACTTCATACCGAACAGGCCATCATTCTCGGCGTAACCGTTCAAAAGAAGCCCAACTCCCATTTGCTGTTGTTCTCTATAGGATAGTCCTTGCCCCGCCTTGACTAACTTGTCCTTGTTTTTCTCAAGACGCTCATAGTAATCTTTGTATTTTTCTTCGGCAAGCGTTTGGAGCGCAGATGCTTGTGCACGCAGTTGGAATGATTGAAGCATCGCGTCAGTGTCTTTCATAAACACCTTCTCTGCGTCTGATACATTCTCAATCGCCACACCGAGTTCGTTGAACTTATCGGCATTATTCGTGATCCAGTCATCTTTCTCTTGCTCGGTAGTGAGTGACTGCCATTCGTCCTTGAGGATGTTATAACTCGTCACCATCTTACCCATCGACGAGCCGACCGACTCAGCGAGTTTCTTCTGATCCTGAGCAGCCCTGCTGGCACTGCCAGAGAAGATAGCAAGAGCACCGACCACCGCACCGATGGCAGATGCAAGCAGCATGAACGGGTTTGCCTTAGCAACGGCATTGAGAGCCTTCTGTGCGACGGTGGCGGCTTTCGTTGCAGCGACATTGCCGGTCATCGCCTTCGTCTCCATCTCCTGTGCGGCAGCGGCGGCAAGACGTTGCACTTTCGCCACACCTTGCATCAGGTTAGACTCCTTCTGCAAAGCGGCCTGTATCTTCGTCAGACCGTTTGCAACAGCCATTGCGCCTTGCAACTTGGCCATGGCTTGCATTGCTTCGTTGCTCTTGACGCCGAACATCTGAAGGGCACCCTGCCCTACTTGGAAGACGGACACGAGACCCGTCACGCCACCGGCGATCTGGTCGAAGACCTGCGTGTCGGAAGCCATGCCACCGATCTCACGATTGACATCGGCCATTGCATCTCTCAGCATTGCAGCCTTGCCCTTAATTTCGTCCATTGACGCGGCGAGTGCCTTGCCCCAGTCGGAGTTCTTCTCCTCTTGCGTGAGGTTGCGGTAGGTGGTGGTCATCTGCATGAGTGCTTCCGTGTACTCACGCAGTTGGCTCTTTGCCGAGGTGGTCTTGGTCTCCATGCTACCAAGAGACTGGATGAAGGCTATCTCATCCTTGTCAGCATAGGCGAAAGATGCACCAGTGCGGCGCACCTCTTTCTCCATGTGTTGTAGCTGCTGTGTGGCGCGACTCAACTTCTGGTCATATTCTTGGCTCTCGACTTTGAGCCTTACGATTGCATCTGCCATATCTATTTGAATTCTTTTGCGATTAGTGCATCCAAAAGCAGGTCAAACTGCTCGGCTGCGTATTGTATTGCCCTGTGGCTTGTGTCCTCGAACCAATGTCTTGCCGCAATTTGTCCTACGTTACGGATGCCGTTGGTAGAACGTTTCGGAGTACCGCTATTGAGGAACCTCAAAATAAATGCAGCGTCTTTCCCTTGGTAGGTCAGAAGGTCTTCGGTTCGTCTGCTTCTCGGCATTCGGTTTCCTCCTCGGTGATTGCCCTTGCGGTTGGTCTCAAACTCCAAACGGTGGCGAACAGGCGGTAATGGACAGCGACCACCAGCCTTGCCACGTCCGTCCAAGATATTCAAACTTCCACCTATTATCTTTTTGTAAACGGCCTTACGTACTGCTTGTGCAGCTTGACGGGTCGATTGACGGTCGGCAGCTTGCTTCACAGGGTCCATTGCGCCCATGATGACTTGCCGCACGATCCGCCGCACCTTCTTCTCCATCTCCGGGTTGGTGGTTAGCAGCTGGTCGAGTTTGACATTATTTTCAAGTTCGATTGTGTCCATTCTATAAAACCGACAAAACCCGCAAAATGGTTTACTTTTGCGAGTTTTGGGAATAAAAATGTACGATTTTTAAGATTTGAACGATGGGTGGCAAGCGTTTTCTCGGCGTTTTGTCTGCCTAAACGTGTCAAATTTTAAGATTTAGCCTATAAAAACGGGATAAACTTTCTCGCAATCAGGATGTAGGGTGCGGTAGTCGGTATCTTCTCCATGACCCATGCGGCGAGTTTGAGCAGGAGCAGGATGGCGGTGATCCAGAACCACCACGAGCAGAAGCGGTCATACCCGGTACGGGCTTTCTTCTCGGCGCGGTCGTACTCGCTTTGCAGCGTCGTCAGTTGGTTAGTCAGGCTGTCGGCAGTGTGCTGATAGTCGGACGCGAGGTTGCGGTAGTAGGCGGTGCTGTCACGCTGCTCATGGTGGGTGTCGGTCTGATGCACGCCTGCCACGTTCGTCGCCTCGCCGGTCTTGGCGTTGTAGGTTCCGCCGCCCTCGCCGAACTGAATCGTGAGACCTGTGCTGTCCTTGATGGTGACGTGGTGCTCGATGATGTGCAGCGAGTCGCGGACATGCCAACGTGTGCTGTCCTGCCAACGGATCGCCACGGAGTCCCGGACGTTCACTTTCTCGGATACTTGCACGGTCTTGCAGGCGGGGAACAGGAGACAGAGGGCGATGGTGAGTGCCACGGCAGCCGCCATGATCCACATGCCGTGCAGGCATCCTTGCGGCTGTGGGGTCTCGCCCTGCGGGTCGGTTATGTAGAGTGAGCCGTTCATTTCTTGCGTCCTTTCGTTGGTTTGGTGTGTTTGTTGGCCTCGAAGGCAGCAAAGCCGCCGTTCAGGTACTCTTTGATGTCGCTCAGCAGTTCGGACATGGTGCCGATGGTCTCGTTCTGCGCACGGTTCTCGACTTGGATGTCCGAGAGCTGCGAACCGATGTCGGTACGCAGTTGGTCGAACTCCTGTTTGCGTACCGCCTCGCCGCTGTCCATCCGCGCAAGGATAGCCTTCTCGAACTTCTGCAGCATGGTCTCGGCGAAGTCAGCCTCCTTACCCATCGCCTCAATCTTGGCGGTCTGCGCGTTCGCCTCTTTCTCCTTGGCGGCTGCTTCTTTCTCCTTGCGAGCGGCACGCCAGAAGATGATACCACCGATGCCGCCGATCACGCCGACCACTCCGATGGCGAAGTTGCCGATTTCAAAAAACAAGTCCCAGTTCATGACTCTGCCGCCTCCTCCGGCTCGATTGTTTCGGGTTGGGGATGCTCGCGGGCCCATTCTTGTTCATAGGCTACTTTGTCGGCGTCTGTGCATTGCAACCATGGCTCGGCATGAGGCGGCAGACCGACTTCATGACGAAACATACGCGGTTCGTCTTCTTGGTCATGAAACAGCCAGTCGAATCCCTCGTCCGGCGTTTGTACTCGTGTTGTAAATTCAGTTATCATAATCGTTATTTTGTTACAGTCCAATGTTTAATGTTGGTCAGATAGGCATAGATGGTCATGGTGCCCTCATCGAAAACGAACAGATGGCTTTCGTCTTTAATGGCATCATAGACGGCTTGTGAAAGGGTGAGGGTTGGTCCGTTGGAGTCGAAGGTGGCAAGGCGCAAGGCGATGTAGGTGCGGAAGTTCTTTAAGAATTGCTCTAAGTTGTTGTGGCAATCCTCATCCGTGACCAAGGTATCAAGGCTTGCATCCAATGCGTTCGTCGGGTTCCAAGTTGCTCCATAGTTCGCTTGGAAGTTAAGGCTTACATCGACACCTTGCGCAAACTCCACATGGATGATGTCCGGCATAGTTCCACGAAATACGCTAATAAAGCCCGTAACCTTTCCAAAGACCACCTTCTGCAACTTGGCGCAGTTATAGATGCAAGGATAGTCGCTATCATCGCCGACTGCGTTTGTGCAACCTTCAAGCAATATCTCCTTCAAGTTGCCACAGTTCATAATAGCCGCCAATTTGTTGCTATAACGATGCAACCTCGTAGCGTTCGGCATGTGGATCGACTCGATGACATTGTTGCCATTGAACGCTCCGTCTGCCAATTCGCCTGTTCCATTGCAAGTGAACTTCTTGACCTTGGGATTAGCGGCAAGGCAGGCTGCTATCTTGGCATTTGTGAACTCATAGCCGTAGTTGTCGTCGGTCAGTTCGGTAACTTCCAAGTTCTTATCGCAGAGCACTCTTGCCATCGTCATTCCATCCACGGCTTCGGGGACGCCGGAAATCTTGCGGTCGGCGACGAGAAGTGGAGCGGAGGGGAGGTCGGTGAGGGACGAAAGGCGCGAGGGGATGCCGTAGGTCTCGTTGCCAGACAAGCGGGTGATGTAGTGGGACCACATGTCGGCAAGCGAGCGGAGCGAGGCATCGTCGGACAGGGAGCGGAGAGTGCCACTGCCGAAGTGGAACTGCCACAGCGTACGGAGCAGCAGCAGCAGGTTCGACTTCATTTGGATGATGGCCGACGCGAAGGTGTACGGTTTGTGCTGCTCAATGACCTCGGAATAGCCGTCATATCCGGCTTGGTGCAGGGCTTGCTGTTTCAACGGGTCAAGGGCCTCATTGACCAGCGAACCGAAGTGCGGGTCTTGCGGCAGCGCAGACACCTCCGCTAATACGTCCTCGCCACGGCAGGTCTCGATATTTTTCTGTGTTTCAATGTTTGCCATTTTCATGCAATTTAATATATGCCAACCCTTTCATCAACATACTTTTAAGATGCTCTATATCCTTGGTGTCCCAGTTTATATAGAACCCCTTTTTATAGGTGCTTAAAACAACTACTTGGTCGTCTTTATCGACAACTCTCTTCATTTTTTCACGGATATTCTCTTCCATAACTCTATAAATTTAGTTTTGGGAGCTACGGCAGAGCCAACTGCCATAGCCCGGGTTTCAGCGGTCATCCCAGCACATTCTCGTCGGGATTAGCCGGAGGCGTGTTCGTCTCGTCCTCCTCGTCACTGTTCTCGGCGGTCGCTTTCTTG